CCCCCACTATGTTAGCTTTTAAATGAAGCTCCGTCCCCCCAGGTACCTTTTGCTTACAATGCACGAATCGATTAAGATCCACCATACACTACGAATATTGGCGCTCCTGTTCCTTTACAGAACGCTGCATTTCCAAATCTTCGTAATAATTGGTGCCGCTGATGAAGCGGGTGTGGACTCTACAGCGCGAATGACGTTGAACTAACGTTACTCGTGCCTCTGGTCCTTGCATTGCGGATTCGGGTACCCATCCCCAAGCGATTGTTAAGTCGCCCGAAGAATCTCCAACCTCTCTTGAGGAAAAATCTTGTGTATGCATGAACATCCATCGTAGATAAGCATGTAGCTCGTCTGTGATGAACTCGGTTTCTATACGTTTTTTAAGACGCGGAACCCGATATTCGTTGCATTGCAAGTCCTCATTCCACCTCTTCCTCAAAAATTTCTTTTGAGTGTCAATTAACTGACTTGTAGGCGGCCTGATAAAACAGGCTAAACTTTGCTTCGCCGTACATTCGATCTTCCGCATACAAGCGGGAAATGTCATGCATTTTAAAACAAAGTCTCGAACATACTGACTAGTAATGGTCCAACGTTTTGTATAAAGTTGGTATTCATTATTAATCAGCGAGATATAACTCTCGAGAGTGTTGTGATATGGTGTGTGTTTTACATACACAGGGGTGATATCCTGCCCATTATAAGCATGGATACCGCAAGATTCTCGGAAATGCGATCTGTAGAAGCTTTTAGTTTTATTCAGCTTCATTCGAAAAAAACGGCAGATACGCAAAAACGGCTGGTACGCATGAAGAAGGTAAAACAATATCATCTCCATAAACGTATATTTTTGTAGCTAAGAACCTTGCATTTGGTATGTTCGAATAGTCAATGATAGCTTGTATTAAGAAAAAATGTACAAGTGTCATAACAGGAAAACAAAGTCCAGAACCCATGGGCGCGTACTTATGTACCATCGTTACTGGCTTTAAAACATCTACTTCCTTGGGCGCTTCAACATACCTAGTTGAAAGAGCCATGAGGGCATCATGTAACCTCTCGTTAGATTGGAAACCTAAAGAGACAATATTACGTAATATCCTATCAGAAGCCTCAGACATATCTATTGTAGCATTGTCTAAAGTTTTGGATGCTTTTAATGCAAGTGAAGCATTTACACTCTGATCATTTAGAGGTAAATTCGCGCTATACTGGGAGGACTTGATATATTGAGTCAACCCACGGCGGAAAGCTTGTTGTAACACTTGCATCTCGTTTTCTTCAATACATATCCCACGTGCCTTACCGAAAGTTTTCGGTACAAATTTTAATCGAGACACGGGACTTTCTTTCCTAGCATTATACAGGGAAAGAAAAACACGAGTAGATCGACATGCATCCCATGCAGATGGATAAAACCATTCCTGATATGGTAGCACATTGTCGATTTGATTGTACCAAACATGCGGCTCGTACCTACATGCTTTCTTTAAAGGGGTATTAGTTGCACCAGGTCCAGGACGAGGCAAAAATGAACCATCATCAATATTAATATCTTTGATGAACTTATTCATCTTGTCCTGATACAGCTCCAAAATCGGTTTCGTTATCTCAGAATCGAGATCGATTTCGCCAATTTCGGCATCAACCTTTAAAAAGTCATCATATTGTGATGATAGTACTTGTGGGCTATAGGGGCATTTTAGCTTTTTAAATGCGACACTGAATGAATAAAAACTATCCAGTGCCAGAGTCCTATAATCCATGTCTGTGCTGTTAAAAATGAGGTGAAATAACCCGCTAAGAAACACAGGGTATTTCATACCTTTCTTTAAGTTCCAGAAAGGGAAGCTCATCACGCCTGTCTCTATAGCATTAAATACGCTATTTGATAAGGCTGGCAGCGTTTTTACAACAAACCCAACACTTTCATTAGCCAATCGGTTTTTCATACGATTGCAATCATGAATGTAGTCAGCTTTGCTGTACAGACCATCTAGTGTTGCATAAGCATCAGTCAATAAAGCATTTAAGAATCCCTCTATATATGATATCACAGAGGGATCATTGACCGATGGCAGAGTTGTTTGTACCACCTCAGTGGTTGTCCTTTTTGGACGGCTTTTGGCTTTTCGGTGCTCGTAGTTTATCACGTAGCATCTCCAGCCATGGGTGTGTAACAATACAGATCATTCTCAACAACACGCGAAATGCCAAATCGGTTAAAAGATTAATCAAATCAACCGCTGGGAAAACCCAGTATGAAATGAGGCATCAGCGACAGCAGCGGCCAGAAGTTTCTGTGCCAGAATAACATCTGCTGCGGCGTGTTTTTTGCTGTACACAACCGTGAAATTTACGGTGATGGGGGCCAATATACTGTCCGCACCTGCAATGTAAACTTTATATTGCAACAGTGATCGGAATACAGTTTTAGAGGTCTCATCATGTTTAACGTCGAGTTTTACCTGAGATGTAGATGCTGCAGCTGGCTCTATGTACTCACCAACGACAGATTTGGAATCAGGCAACTGTCCGCGGAAAACAAAAGTGTGAGCAGTACCGTTGTTGAAAATTAAGCTTGTAAAGAGTCCCATGGACTTCTCCTTATATATGTAGAATATTTAACGCATATGTGCGGAGGACGATTCCTCTGGAGTCATAAGAACATAGAAATGCCTAAACACGCAGTATTAAGAGCCTGGTGGTCGGATGTCAGCTTTTTTAATGGCTTATACATACCCGATACCACTAGAGGTTCTCTTTTGCTGCGGTAATACCATTTTGTACGCCAACCCGCTAGTAACTTAGGTGTCCGGAAAATATCGGGCACATAGTCTATGTGGGCAACGTACGGATGGAAGGCAGGACGCGTGATATATCCAGATATAAGTTCTATCTTAATGGATTCTCCGTAGTCCAATTTCGCGTCTGAGAGATTTTCGTCAGTACGCGTGGCTCTAAGCATGTCATTCACGCCGTAAATATAATCAATTAAAAAGCTAAATGGGAGCATATTCCAAAAAGCCTCGGCGTTACCGGTTAATCCCCAATAATGGATAAATGCATCGACAGTACTACGTCGAACGTAATTATAATGCATAAACCCAAAAGCGGTTCGCAATTTCGACAATTCATAACCCATGGACATAACACCCCATGGATGAGTGGTAAGATCCGAACGTAGTACCTGACGCTCCCCGTAATGAACAAGGGTACCGTCTATACCACGAGCGATTAAGTCACTCTGAAATGAATTAGCCGTTGTTGCTAGATTGGCAAACATTGCGCACAGGTCTTTCAATGTAGGTATAACCTCATATGAATACCAAAGCTCAAGATCTGCACCGGTTTTCAACAATTTCCTCGCATTTTTACCTAAACCCTTTCCTCTACGCTTCGCCGCAGTACGCGGTCCAGCGAAATCAGTACACATATTCGCTAAGCGACTCCGAAGATATGGAGCGTTTAAGAATTTAACGTATTTTCGAAAGTCTTTCAATTCGAAAATAAAGTTAATTGTACTGGTTTTACCTTCAAAAAGAGGATTAAAAGAAAAACGGGCTCGACGAGAAAACTCTTCATCCCATACAAGATGGCGATGTTGCTCTCCAAAATTATACAACGTGCCTATATTAGCACTTGAAAAATTGTATAATTGGAAAGAAAGCAAATCTCCATACGCCGGGTGGTTGCCGATTAAACTGGCCCAACCGAATGTCTTCCATTCGTGTCTGCATGAATAATGATAGCAGGTATTTATGAATGGTCGTTTGTAGGGTGTGTACATGATGTATTCTTTACCATCCGAGACATACTCGGGTACATAGTATTTGGTTCCGTTAGTCACGTAATTTAGTGACCATTGGGCAAAAAGGTCAGGATTGACCATACTATTCCCGGGAGAGAGACTGGTCCATGTTGAACCACCGTAATTTACTAAAATACGGCCGGTCTTCTTACTGTATTGACTAGGTAAGATTCTCGATTTCTCTATCCATGATCTGTTACGTCTCTGTACACTTTTTTTCATGCAGCCTCCTAGGTGCTATGTCGGTGCCCACACAATGTGGG